TATTCGTCGCAGAAATTTAGCGGCGGTGGAACTACACAAATTAACCAAGGCGGAGAAGGCGGAATAGGTATTCTCGGCGGTTATGAATTCGGATCTAATAAATATAAACAATTCCCCGTCTGGTCAGGTAAGGGAGATCGCGGCGGTTCTAAAGGCTGGTTTATTTATCCAACACTTAAAGAAGAACAGCCTTATCTTATAGCTAAATGGGAAGAATCTTTAGACTCCGTTATTAAGGAGTGGACGTAATGGCCGCCGGAACCAGAACCTTAAAACTTTCCTTACTTGCCGACGTTGCCGGCTTATCTAAAGGCTTAGATCAAGGCTCTAAAGAAGTCGAGAGCTTCGGCTCTAAAGTTGGAGACTTCGGTAAAAAAGCCGGATTAGCTTTCGCCGTAGCTGGAGCCGCCGCCGTTGCCTATGCTGGAAAGCTACTAATAGACGGAGTAAAAGCCGCCGCCGAGGACGAAGCCGCCCAAGCTAAATTAGCCGCTACTTTAATGAACGTTACCGGAGCTACTAAGAACCAAACTCTCGCGGTGGAAAATTATATTACTAAGACTTCTATAGCTAATAACGTTACCGACGATCTTTTAAGGCCGAGTTTAGAGCGTCTAGTTCGAGCTACTGGAGACGTTAGCGAAGCTCAAAGATTACAGGGATTAGCTTTAGATATTTCTGCCGGAAGCGGTAAAAGTTTAGAAGCGGTATCCATGGCTTTAGGTAAAGCTTTCGAAGGTAACGCCGCCGGTTTAGGAAAGCTCGGCGTAGGCTTATCAGCCGCCGAACTTAAAACTATGTCTTTCGACGATATTACTAAAACGTTATCTAATACTTTCGGCGGCCAAGCCGCCATAGCCGCCGATACTTTTAGCGGAAAACTTGGAAGATTAGGAATAGTTTTTAACGAAGCTAAAGAGACGGTCGGAAGCTTCGTAATAGACGCGATTACTCCTATGTTAACTTTATTCGTAGAAAACGTAGTTCCTGTAATTAGCGAACTAGCTACTTTAATAGGAGAAAAACTAGCTCCGGTCTTCGCTAACTTGGCTACCTTTTTTACGGAAGTCTTAATTCCGGTCTTTAAAGAATACTGGGAATTTATTACTAAGGATTTAATTCCGGCAATAGTTAACTTCTTCGAGCCGGCTCTAGCTGGTATTTCTAAAGCGTTCGGAAGCGTAAGTAAATCTTTAGAAAATAATAGAGATAAATTACAGCCTTTATTTGATTTATTTAAAGCGTTCTTCGATTTTGCTTCTAAATATTTAGCTCCGTTTTTAGGAAATGTATTAGGTAAAGCTTTCGAAGTTTTAGGAACTGTAATTTCTGGAGTAATTGGTATTATCGCTAATTTAATAAATATAGTAGATTCTGCTATAAGTGGAATTAGAACTTTAATAGGTTTAGTAAGTAATATAAATTTAGGATCTATAGCTTCTAGATTAAATCCTTTCGGCGGCGGCAGAGCTTCCGGCGGTTCGGTAATGAGCGGAACTAGTTATTTAGTCGGAGAGCGTGGAGCCGAATTATTTACCCCAAGTTCTAACGGAACGATTACGCCTAACTCCGCTCTAGGCGGCGGTAATACTTATAACATAACCGTAAACGGAGCCTTGGACGGTGAGAGCGTGTCGCGTCAAATTATCGACCTATTAAATAGATCCCAAGCTCGAGGAACCCAAGGCGCGAGCCAATTCGCCTTTACCGCCTAATGAGTAACTTTTCTCCGGTATGGCGTCTTAAAATAAATTCGGTAGATTACACGGATTTAATTTTAGCTAACTTAACTATTACGTCCGGCCGCACCGATATTTATACGCAAGCGGTCGCCGGTTACGCTAACTTAACTTTAATAAATTTAGACCAGACTTTACTAAATTTTGAAATTAACCAGACCGTATCTATAGAGCTTCAAGATTCGACTTCGGCTTATGTGCCAATTTTCGGTGGAACTATAACCGATTTAGAATTAAGTATTTCGGAAATCGGTAACGTGGGTTATTCTCAAAGTTACACAATTACAGCTCTAGGAGCTTTATCTAGATTACCTAAAGCTTTATATTTAGATTCATTACCGCAAGCCGGCGACGGAGATCAAATTTACGAAGTTTTAAAAACTGTTTTATTCGCTCAATGGCAAGCGGTTCCGGCGGCTTTAACTTGGGCTACTTATGACCCCACCGTTCAATGGGAAGACGCTGGAAACACGGGCTTAGGAGAAATAGATAGAGCTGGAAATTACACTTTAATAGCTCGAGGATCTTCGGCTATAGACGTTTATACTTTAGCTTCTAATATAGCTTTAAGCGGTTTAGGAATTCTCCACGAAAATTCGTTAGGCCAAATTAGCTACGACGATTCGACTCACCGAACTACTTATTTATCGGTTAACGGTTACACGGATTTAAGCGCGGCTCAAGCTCGAGCGGCTGGTCTAATGATTACGACGAGAGCCGGAGACGTAAGAAATGTAATTACTATTAAATACGGAACTAGCGGAAATCAGAGTTACGAAGCCGAAGATTTAGATTCGATAGCTCTTTACGGAAAGCTTGGCCAAGTCTTTAACACTTTTTTAAAACACACCGCCGACGCGGAAGAACAGGCCGCTTTTTATTTAGAGCTTAGAGCTTATCCCCAACCGGTCTTTAATGCGATTACTTATGATCTAACTAATAATTTAGTAGATAATCAGGATAGAGATTCGCTTATAAGCGTTTTTATGGGTTTACCGGTAAATATTACCGATCTACCTTTAAATATGAATTCCGGAAGCTTCCAAGGGTTCGTAGAAGGCTGGACTTTCCAAGCTAGCTATAACCAAGTAGCGATAACTCTATTCGTCTCTCCGCTAGCCTTTAGCCTTCAAGCTATGCGCTGGCAGAGTGTCCCCGTGGTAGAGACGTGGAATACTGTAAGCAATACGTTAGAGTGGATAAATGCGACGATAGTCGCTTAAGGAGAAATGGATAAATGAGTAACCCAACTAGCAACTTCGGCTGGCAAATGCCAACCGCGACCGATTTAGTCACAGATCTTCCGGCAGATTTTGAAGTCTTCGGCCAAGCCGTAGACACCGATTTAGCCGATTTAAATGGCGGAACTACTGGCCAACTTTTAAGCAAAACTTCAAATACTGATTTAGATTTTACTTGGGTAACGCCTAACGCTGGAGATATAACCGGAGTAACAGCCGGAACAGGAATTAGCGGCGGTGGAACTTCTGGAGACGTAACGGTAACTAACTCAATGGCTACAGCTATAGACGCTAAAGGAGATTTAATAGCTGGAACCGGAGCCGACGCTTTTAGCCGTTTAGGAGTAGGTGCTAACGATACAATTCTTACAGCCGATTCATCTCAAGCTACCGGTTTAAAATGGGCGGCCGCTTCCGGCGGTGGAGCTAACTGGTCTTTATTAAATTCCGGTGGAACGGCTTTAACCGGAGCCGCTACTATAACAATTTCTGGAATATCTGGTAAAGATAAAATTATGGCTCTTGTAAGAGGTGGCTCTGCGGGGGCATTATCTGAAATAGATTTTAGATTAAATGGTGATACTGGAAACAATTATTACGGAGTTGGTGCTTTTTGGGGAGGCACTGGTGTTCCCGATAACAACACTTTAAGAGGTTATAATAATGGAGGAATATCAGTAATAAATTTGGCAAGACAAGGTAATTCTGGGCCAGACATTTTTTCTGGTGGAATTACTTTTACAGGTTGTAATTCTTCTGGAGTTAAAGCTTTCGAAGTTAATGGTGCTGGCGGTGGTAGTGGGGGAATAAATAACCACGCTTATATGGGTCAAGGTTATTGGGACAATTCAGCAACAGTTACAAGCATTTCTATTTTGAGTTCAGTAGGCAATTTTGATGCTGGCACTATCTATATTTACGCAAGCGCATAAGGAGTAATGATGAAAATAACAGAAAAAGAATTTAACGTATTAACAGGCCAAGAAACAATTTTCGAACGTGAAGAAACCGCCGCCGAAAAAAAAATAAGAGAAAAAATAGAAGCAGATTTAAAAATAGCGCAAGCGGCGACCGAAGCTCGAGCGGCTCAACGCCAAGCTATATTAGATCGACTTGGATTAACTTCCGAAGAAGTGGCTTTATTGCTTTCATGAATAAAGATAAGGTAATCGAATTAGCCATGGAAGAAGTCGGTTATACGGAAGGCGTTAATAACTTTAATAAGTTTGCGCCTATAGCCGGTTTAGCTAATAATCTTCCATGGTGTAATTCTTTTATATCCGCTATTTTTATTCAAGCCGGATTAAAACAGGCTATTCCAATTACGGCGGCCGTAGCTTCTACGGAAGCTTGGGGTCTAAAATATGATCGTTTAGTAAAGCTAGAAGAAGCTAAACGCGGAGATCTTATTATTATGGATTTTACTAATTCCGGTAAGGCTCAACATATAGGCCTAGCTATAAACGCCTATAACCCAATTAAGAAAACGATTCACACCGTCGAAGGAAATACCGGCGAAAAGTCTCAAGCTAACGGAGACGGCGTAGCTTATAAGACTAGATCGGCTAAGTTTATAAAATGCGTAGTTCGGCCTAAGTATCCTAAAATTCAAGTTTCGGGAGCAGAAATCGAGGCGAAAAAATGAAAAATATAAAACCTATGCTAGCTTCTTGGGGTCGATCTTTTCTAGCGGCTTCTCTAGCGTGTTACCTTGCCGGAGTTACCGATCCGTCGGCTCTCCTAAATGCTGGACTAGCGGCCGTTCTGCCGGTGCTCCTACGCTGGTTAAACCCTAGCGATACAGTTTACGGAAGAACTTCCGGTAAATAATGGAATTAACCGAGTGGATAGCTTTAGGCGGATTACTAATAGTCTTCCTTGGTGCTATCTACTCGGCCGTCCGGTTCTTAGTAAAATCCATTATGAGCGAACTTTTACCCAACTCGGGAAAAAGCCTCAGAGACGAATTAAGAGTAGTTTCGTCCAGAGTAGACCAGATCTACCTATTACTAGCCGAGAAAGACTAAAAACGGCCTTCTAGCCTTTATTTAAAGATTATCTTATTAGCGTGTCGTTAACCGCGTCCTTGACTTGTCGGCTTCCGTGTTTACACTTATAACAAAAAGTAAAAGAAGGGGTATAAGTTTTTATAACCTTACTCTATGAATCGGGAGCTAAAAAAATGGAACTACTATCTACCGCCTTTATAGGCGTTACTTGCCTACTTGTCGGCGTAATAGCCGGAAGTAGATACGGTTATAAGCGTGGAGCTCTAATAGGCTCTAGGCGCGGCTTTAAACGTGGAATAGACGTAAGCCGAGCTAATCGCTAATGGCCGGCTTTAACTTGGCGGATTACGAGACCGCGAATTCCACTATTAAAAGATACTGGACGGAATTCCCCACCGGACGGATAAATCCGGTTATCGAGGATATGGATTTACTTAAAGGCTTTATCTTTATTAGGACGGAAATCTATAAAGACTACGCAGAGCCTTACCCAACCGTGGTCGATTACGCCTACGGAAATGTAGCCTTCTATCCGGAGAATATGAAGAAATGGTTCGTAGAAGATACGGTTACGAGCTCTATTTCTAGGGCTATAAAGCTTCTAACTCCAAGCGACGCGCGGCCGAGCTTGGAAGATATGAAGCGAGTCGATCACTTCGCCGAAGTTCCCTTTCCTAAGAAGCTAGCCGAAGAGATACCTAAAGCCGAATTTACTAGCTTAGGAGAAGCGGTCGGTGAGCTTGGAGAGCAGATATTAGAAGGAACGCAAAATTCTAACTCTCCACAATGTAGCCACGGTTTTATGCTACGTAAGGAAGGGATAAATTCTAAAACGGATAAACCTTTTAAAGGCTTCGTATGCTCTTCTAAGGATCGAAATTTCCAATGTAAGCCAATATGGGAGCCGGTGAAATAATGGGATACGTAGAACTCTTCCACGCTATCGAATTAGACACGTGCGACCTATGTAGTAAAAAACAGCCTAAAGTCGAAGGTAAATCAGTTATTACAGACCATAACGAATTACTGTGGATCTGTGGTAAATGCTCGGTGGCCTTATATGGTTAAAGCTTCGATAACTGTAGAAGAAGAATTTACAGCTCTAGCCGTGGCTTATAGCCGAGCGGTCGTATTAGATAACCCTATGGCTGGAGCTTATCAGAAGCTTAGTTTAGCTAAATCTATAGCTAGAGACGCCGAAGCTATAGGGGCGGAAATGGTAGTCGCTAGGTTCCTAGGAGATACTAACTTCAAGGCAACTTTAAACACTTTTAAAAACGAAGCCGATTGTTTAGGCATAATCGAAGTTAAACACACTAACTACAGAGACGGCCACTTAATAATCAAGCGAAGCGATCGTAATTCAGACTTAGCCGTCTTAGTTACCGGTAATTCGCCTAACTATGAAATTATGGGGTGGTATCCGGTGGGATCAGCTAAGGCTAAAAGGTTCCAGAGTAGCGACGGTTCATGGTGGGTTAGCCAATTAAACTTGGAGCCTATGGAGAGTTTAAGGAGCCGGATCTTATGCGAAGAGTAGAGCACTATTGTCGATCAAAATCGTGTCGGAAGGTTACTATACAATTAGTTAGGATCGTAACGGATCAGCTACCGTATGGCGTAGAAGTAATCGAGTGTTCTTACTGTTCTAACGCGAGTATAGCTTTAATCAAACCCGAAGAAGTAAGCCAATAGGACGCGCCCAAGATCATGCGTAACTATTGTCTAAACTTGACTAGGCGGATACGCTCCACACTCTCGACGAGAGCCGCCTTAGCGGATAGCTCGCGGAGAGTCTCCCTTACGGCCGTTCTATTGTTAAGCGTGGCTTTAACCGATATTAGTTACGGGTTAGAGTCAAAAGATTATAAAGCTAAGAATAGTTATTTATTATTCGCCCATAATCAGGTAACAGACTATAAAGAGTTTAAGTGTTTAGTTAAGGCGTGGGATATAGAAAGTAAGTGGAATCCTAAAGCTATCGGTAATAAGAGCGGTAAACAGCGAGTCTATGGAATACCACAAATAAAGAACGAAAAGGTAAGAAACTTAGATCCTTTTACTCAAATCTTATGGGGATTAAAATACATAGACCACAGATATAAAGGCTCTCCTTGCTTACTGTTAGATCACTTACTCAAGTATGGTTATAGTTAAGATTATGAGTAATAAAATAAATGGAAAGAAGTGGCGAGAGTTAAGGGAAGAAGTCTTTCGGCATTACGGGAGAGCATGTAGCTATTGCGGATACGAAGATAGCGTTATGACTATCGACCATATACTCCCAAGATCTAAAGGCGGAGATAACTCTTTAGAAAATTTACTTCCGGCGTGTAGAAAATGTAATTATTCGCGTGGTAATCGTTTAGTCGGTTTTTTTGAACAGAAAGGAACAC